ACAGGCAATGAAAATCTTCTATTAGATGGAAGACGTTCAGCTGTTGAACCGGGTCCATGCTTAGGTAGAACTCTTCCAGCATCGACTCGAAATGAGTCGGCAGAGAAGAGAGAACCCCAGAGAAGATTCGACACTTCGGTGAAGTGAGAGAATTCAACTGGAGTTTTACCTCCCAAGACCGAAGAAGAGGAAGTATCACTATTTCCACTTCCAGAAGGTCCTCTACAAAAGTCATCTCTTTCTTGAGAGGATTCAGTAGAGGCATGGGCAGTTGGAGCTCTCTGATCATCTTCTGGACTAGAAGCCCAGAATTTGGATAGAGAGTTCTCAAATGCAAGGACGGACCTGTCGGTCTCGAGGTATGAATCAAAGGCTTTCCTTTCACGTTCTTTTGAACATGGAAGTAAAACTTTCTTGTTGAGCAAGCAGATCTGTCGAACTGCATGAACTGCAAGGTGATTCACTTCCTCGAGCAGGGTACCATCACTGGCGTCGAACACCTGACTGAGCAAACCTTGCAAAAACGCAGGGAGAGCCCCGTTCCTCTTGAAACCAAGAAAGAACGATGAGTCAACCCGGCCAATGTCAAGACAACTTTCGAAGTCTTGGCAGAAAACCGGAAGGGTAATCGTAATAAACGATATACCTTCGTGTTCGACACGTCTCGTGACTGTTTCAAAGTCACGGGTGGTGCTAGTGCTACACCATGTTCCCGCATCTGCGAGAACACACTCAAGTAATCGCATAAGGCTTTTCATGCTTACTCCTAATCTAATGATTGGGGGCTCAAGCATCCATAGCCATGTGCGACCTCAGCTGCCTTCACACCACAGGAGAATAGCTACGGCCAAGAAAGAAGGCCAGAGCAATTACTCCGGGTATGCAACCAAGGGCGAGGATGAAAAGGATATCGATGATCCGCATTGCGCGATCCTCGAATTACGATTCACCAGCGACCATGGAAGTCACCTTGGCACCGCTAGAAGCAGTCAGATAGGCCGTGAGGCCATCAACGACTTGCTTGATCTCGGCGTTGGTCAGACCCGTGAGGGGATGATCAATAACGAGATATGCAGACATCGAAACCTTCTGGTTCGTTGCAGGCACAAGCGGATCGGCTACGATCTTGGAGAAGTCCAAGCGCGCAGTCCGACGAGTCCGCTTCCCGTATTGGTGGGAAATGGACAGTTTAACAGTTCCATCATCTTTCTGATAAGTGGAAGTGTTGACGCCACGGGCAATGGCGGGTAGCGATTGAGCTACCGCATTGATAGTGACAGATTGAGGGTCGGCCAGCATGGCACGATTCCTTGATTTAGGAGGTTTCCCCACACACACAATATGTAAGGGGGCATTTCCTAGGCTATCGACTTACGCCGAGAGCAGCTAGGATGGCGAGTTGTTTCGGACTAAAACCCGTAAACGACACGCCAAAACCATAAGGGCTAGCAACAGCTCGTTGCTTGATTTCGTCGTAGACGAAACAAGTCGAGGTGAAGGGGCCTGAGTTCTTCAGTTTACCCCTGACTACAGTGGATTCAGAGGACATTGAGTGTCCCATGATATACGCGTAGTCTGCTACAAGGCGATCGGTTTGATCATTAACTAAGTTATTGATCATAGGCCCAATGGGCACTATCCAATCGATCAGCCAGGACCATGGCATCAATTCCCAAATGAGGGTGACGTCAGTTGGATCTATACCATAAAGTATACGTTGCAACTGATATTTCTCCCTATCAGGAATGGGTCCTAATCCGTGTTCACGGAAAGGATCCAAGTGATAGCGAAATCTACCAGAGAACCAAAACTCTAGGGAGATCGCCGTTGTCACATCCATTTGTTGGATGCCATCGTGGAGTTGAGTAGCAAGGGACGGACGACACATTCCACCAAGAGTGGAGGACTGCGTGTGAACCGTGCTACTCGTCTCTGTCAATGACACTCGACCCTTACGTCGAACTGGACGCCCGTTATCTCTAACGAGCTGTCGTAAGTTCTTATCGAAATCAAGAACCGCCTTAGTGGTGGCCATGATATCTTGAACGTAAGGTTTAATCCCAAATTGATAACCCAGGTAACCGGATCCTGCATAACGCAAAGCGTCATGACCAGGTATACCAGTACGCGTAGCGTGCCGGAGAGTCTGCAACGGGTGTCGCAGAACTCTACCGAGCTCTCTAAGCTCCTGAATCATCTTGGGAGATACCGGCAATCCGCCGATCGAGCG